CCAATTCCTTACGACGCACACGACCTATTTTTGTCTTTTTGCTAAACATAGCATAGTTACGATTTGCTGATAACGAATCCCCGGTATAGACGGTACGACGTTTGATCGTTTTCATTTTGTTAGACATATCATTAACTCCTATTGTTTAATCGAGAGACATTAGGTATAGCTACTTTGCATCTTATCTTTAACAATTCCCCGTACCGTAGACGGCATACGTTTACGCCAATCTTTGAGACTTTTAGCACGATCTTTTCGATAATCCCGATTTTTAGCAGAACGTTTATTGATTAAATGCTTAGCATAGTTAGGGTGTACGCTTTCTCGTGTAACAGCTTGTACGGCTCTTACTACTTTTAGTTTTATCTTCTTAGCCATATCACTAACTCCTATTGTTTAACCTTGAGACTTTCGTTGCGATAACTTCGGCTACACCTATTGCGGACTTCTTGAGAGCCCATCGAACCCATCCACCCCTAATCATAGCCGTTTTACTAGGGATGATCTTGCGTGCTTTGTTTATATGCTCTGCATACGGTACTGCGGAACCTAGCTGTAACTCTCCATCATCATTCTTAAAGATTTGCTCTTGAGGTTTGTAATATCTGTTTCCAGAAAGAGTACCGGCTGATACTGATTTAAGCAACCTTTCAGAGATACGTAGGATGAGTACCTTTCTTCTGGAAAGGAAACCTATCCGTGTCTTAGCTCCCTTACTCTTCAAGATTGCCCATGCGGATTTAGCGGCAAGGTATTTAGCTCTCGCATCGTTCATACTCTTACGATGTTTAGCGAACTGACTAGCGAAGATACCTTTCCAGATTCGTAGTTCTCCGGGAGTTAACAGTCCCTTCTCGCTACGGTCAGCAAATCTCTTCTCCTCTTTCTCCGTGAGTGGTCTTGCGGCAATCGTCTTCGGGTCTAATGGTTTCCAATAATTTCCAAGCTCGTCCGATCCTCCCTTGCTCTTATCTATGAAAGCTTTTTCGATCTTAGAGAAAAGATTGTAGGCTAGGTGGTTGGTAAGACATTTGTTTAGATCGGAACGAGACTTGGAAGCTAACTGTTGAGGTATCGTTTTCAGATACCGTTGTACGGTACGTGATGCTGCTTTAACTTTGACGATTACGGGCATAATTAACTAATCGAGTGCGTGATTTCCGGTGCGGTCAGGGAGACGTTGACGGGGGAGAGTACGTCGTCGGCAAGGACGCCGTTACTTGGCGCTGTGATGGTAATTGGGCCTGATTCGATTCCACCGGAAACCGATGGCTGAGCAGAATTTGCTGGGTCGAATACGTTACCTATTACTCCCGCAATTGGAGCAGCACCGTCTGCGTATCCAACCGCCGAACCAGAAACATACGGCTTCCATGTTCCGCCCGTAGGGCTCGCCGGTGTCGGCGTGATCGTGTGGATTTCGGGCTGGCCTGTGACCGGAGTAACGCCTAGCACCATTCGCGTGACGGAACCATTGCCTGACCCAATGACCGTCCCCTGTGGTCCGTAGGAATCGCAGGTAAAACTCATCGGGTTTCCCGGCGTTCCGTTCGTCCAGTTGGATGCCGTGACGTGAGATGCGTAGGTTCCGTTTCCATCGCAAGTGACCGAGTTTCCGTTGTTGTCAGTGGTCGTATCTCCGGTAACGCCATTTTCTACTGCAATGGCTTGCACTTGCGACACTTCATAGACCCCGGCAACGTCCGCGACACCTTGCTGCGTCACCGCTTCGGTGAGCGTGATCGTGGGATACCACTGAGACGAAGCATGGAAGGCGAGCGTCACCGCTTCGAGCGAAGCGTCGAACGTGATGGTGAATGTCTGAGTGTCGCCTGCATTCGTTTCCACACCGCTGACCGTTACTAGACCAGTGAGCGTGCCGTTGATAGCAATGATCGCAGCCTGGATATTTGCCGCTAGCGACGTTACATCGGTGGTGTCGAGGGTGAGAGAAGCGGTGTCGCCGGGTGCCGGCCCCCCTAGCGTCAACTGCATCTGTTGGTTTTTGCCGGTGAATCGCCGCGTCAGCAAATCGTCGAGGACGAGTGTAAAGACAGTGGGCGAATCGCCGCCTGCGGCATTATCAGATACCAACGAAACGAAACCTAGCGATGGTCCGCCGATTCCGTTCCTACCACCCATAAATAGAGAGCCGATCATTTATTTTCTTCCAGAGAAAAGCTAGAAGCTTCTTCTAAGTACGGGGAGGATAGCTAACACATTCGATGATCTTCCCTGCGGAAGCACAAGCTACGTACACCGTGAGAGCGGTACTACCGATTTGGATATCTCCCGGATCATTTAACGCACCATTAGCGAGAATCGTGAGGTAGGGAGCGGTAGGAGTAGCTACTTTTCCCGTTACGAAAGCTAGACGAAAGGCAGTACCGTCTTGGCACTTGATGGAGAACCGTACGCTTCCTGCCGGAATCTCGAATGAGTATTCCGTATTAGCACTCGTCATTGTTGTATTCGTAATGACGGGAGTACTGATGATTGTGTTATTAGCTGGCATTGTTAACTACTGTGTGAGGATTCTTTTTCTGGAAGGAAAAGGACTACCAAAGGGGATCAAAAGTAATGTCTTGTTTCTGTTCCGTATACGTTGGTCCTACACTCGTAGCACCCTGAACACGTACCTTGGACTTCTTGAACCGATCGTCAATCACGTAGTTGCTCATACACGGAGTTAGGTCCGCACGTTGAGGACAACGGGGTAATTGAAACTCCCCGCTTGATACCTTGTCTAGCGTCTCGATAGCTTTGTTATAAGCATCCTGATAACGGGGCTCGTCTCCACGATCTTGCGTTAACAAGTAACAAGCAATCCACGTAGCTAATCGACGTACGAAACTGTTATTAGCTAGGTCGGATTCTCCGTACCATTTAAGGCAACGGATATTAACCTCATCAGTAGCTTGATTAACTGCATCTCCGATAACGTCTGCGGGAGTACGGTCATCGGTAGTGTAGTCCGTATAACCGTTAGTCGTGAGAATGCGTTTTACCTCAGCCTCACTAGAGTACGTGTAGTTGAGAGATTCAACCATAGTTAGAGTCCCCTAGCGTACTCACCCGCTTTACGGCGAGTCTTTAGGATAGATGCGACATTCTTACGATTCTTCTTATCTACGGGACGACGTTTATCGGGAACCATTCGCTTACCTTTGTATTCTCCGATATCTACTCCCACTCCACGTTTGAGTAGATCACGGTAAGCGTAATGCGTACGACGATGTACGATTGTTAGCTTACTCATAGGTATGCTTTCTTCCCGTAGGAGCGAATATTGCTTTTAACTTCGGAACGGAGAAACTTTCTACCTTCCGGTTGCTTACGTACAAAACGGATATGATTAGCTTTTGACTTGCGGATATTGTCGCTACCGACATTACCGCTTTGAGCGTACATCATCCCGGTAGCTCTCTTAACTGCATGAGAGATAACGGAAGGCTTGATACGTTTACGACGTAGAGCCATATTAGACCTTATTGAAAGTTCTGATAGTGTTGACGGTCTTTTCTGGAAGCTAAGGGACCAAGAATCTTACGACGATTCTTCATATCCTTAGCTCTTGCGTTACGGAGAATCTTACCGAGAGCTTTGTTGCCGGAAGCGTGATTGAGAATAAGTTTCGTACTGCTTTTAAGATGTTTGAGAGCCATATTAACTACCCTTTCTTACTACTCATCGCTCCGAAGAAACGACGTTGTTTGTTAGTGAGAGCATGACCGCGAACTACTCCCTCATGGAGAATCGTACGAGATTTACGTTGGGAGATACGATTAGCTCTAGTGTTGAGAGTTGCGAGACGTTTACGCATGTTAGTATTGCTTGTGATGCGAAGAATAGACGTACTTGCTGCCGATATAGCCGTCACGTTTCTTAATCATGCCGTGCTTACGTTCCAGCTTGATACGATCTGCTACTAGCTTACGAAGACCCGTACCTTTACGTCCCGTACGGAGATAATTGTTAGGCATAGGCTTATGAGCACCATGATATGCCTTAGCGTAAGGACGAGCGATTTTGTTAACTAACGATTGAACACGTTTAACTGCTTTAGACATTATTGAAGTACCTTCTTTTTAACTTCTGTTAGATCGGAACCGATTGTATCAATCTTCTTCTCGATACGTTCCGTAGTCATTAAATGACCGGAACTAATACCATTATGAGACATTTGCTCTAACGATAGCTTCTCAAGGATAATCGTATTACGTTGTTGAGTATCCTTGTTCTCTTCCATGATAAGACCCGCTTTGTCAACAAACTCTAGATGCTTGTTAACTACAGTGTCTAACCGAGGTCCGAGCCATAACACTACTTGCCAAAGAGCAAAGCAGATAGCACAAGTGTAGAAGGTAGAGATACCTAACTTCTCTATGAGCTTCGGCCAATCGTATCTAGAACGTTCTAACGACATTGATTGTTAACCTCTGTAGCGTCTTGCTTTTTCTGGAAGAGAATGTTACTTACCGTAGCCGTGTCCACGAAGAACTAACCGACGAGCTTCCTTATTGCCGAAAAACTTACGATTGCTCCGAAGTATACCGGCAGATTTCGTACGAGCTACGCTACGATTGCTTTTTTGACCGTCCCAAAAGCCGGACATAATAGCTTTTGTCGCTTTAGGACGTTCTTTCTTCGCAATACGGATGAGATCTTTAGTAGATTTCTTAAGAACTATTGTAAACACCTTTAGGTATGGACTTTCTTCCAGAAAAATAAAAATAGGGAGCTTCCGGTAGTTAACACTCCACGCAAGAAAAGTGTTGCTAAGGGAAGCCCCCTTATGTTCACCTACGTAGCCGGAAAGCTAGTAGGTCGATTGGTCAAGTTGTCAAGTAACACGCAGACAAGTAACGTTGTCAAAGAAACACGATCAGCAAACCCCGAGTAGGATTAAAAGACTACTTGAGCGTATCAGAACGCTACTGTCGCATATCCGATAGCCTTCGGGATGAACAGAGCGGGAAGGAAGTTATCCACCGCAAGCAACTCGAAACCGGCAGGTTGCGTAGTCGGTTCCGTCCAAGCTTGCATACCGAAGCGTTCTTCACCCGGAGCAAGACGATTCTCACGGACGATTTCCGAACCGTTGAAACCGCTCACCCATTGGCTAGTAGGTTCCGGGAGGAATACGACACGATCATCGGGGATAACTTGAGTGGTCGTACCATCCACTTCCAACATGGCATCGTAGAGAATCCACTGTAGCCACGGTAGAGCCTTGTGAACGATGGTTGTGAAACCTTGCTCACCGTTAGGACCGAGCTTAGCGTTGACGTTGTATTCCTGCCAGTAGTAGTTGGCAGTACCCGCCTGAGCTTGCATGACCGTGTTAGCTGCTACACGTTGGTGGAACGTGGTCGAGCTACACATAGCGTACTTAAGCTGCATACCGTGCGTTTGAGCGAAATACTTCTTGACGGTATTGATATGCGTCGGGATATCCGTCGAGAGCGTAGCCCACGTAGCCGCGATAGCATCACCGGCTCCGGTAATGTTGAGTTGCGACTTGTTACCGGCCGGAATCTGGAAGTCAACGGTAAACGTACCGCCGCTGTCGCAAGGAACCCAATCGTCTCCCGATTGCTTCACTTGGAAGCTACCGCGAAGCATACGCGAAACCATGAACTCACGGGTATTACGGAACCGTTGAGCAATGATTTCCTGTTGCTTGAAGACGTACGATTGACCCTTAACGTCAACATTATTCGGATTCTGTCCGAGTTGACGCATACGGAAAATCTGTTCGTCCAGCAAGTGAACCTTTTCGTGCATCCGAGGGATGCGAGCGAAAACGTGTCCAGCCGGTTGCAACTTACGAGTACCTGGACCAGTACCGGGACTACGCATGTTAGCGAGTTGACGAGTATTCTCGAAAACGTCCCAAGAGCAATCGTGACCGCTTACGTCGGTAACGTTGGCACTGTCCGGGGTAAGACCGAAGAACCGTTGTAGCAAGTCCTGAGGACTTACGATGGTTCGCACCACCTTAGTAACGACCGGGGAAGCGAAAAGCTCCCGAGTAGAAATGTTAACTGCCATTGCTTGTTAGTTCCTAAATATCTGATTGAGTTGAAAGTAAAGGGATGAACAGTTAACAGGATTAGGTAGCAATCGTCGGGGTTTGACCTTCCCACAATTGTGGGATAACGATTGCCTTACCGCTAGTGGAAGTACCGTAGACGTTGAATCCACCACCAATCTTTTCCGAGGTAGTGGAGAGAGCTACGCTATCGGCAGCGGCATCGTTGTAAACGATCAGCGTATCTGCCGGGGCAGATGTAATCGTCATGTTGTAGTCTTGGGCGTTATAGAACCCAAAAGCATAGCCGTGAAGCATAGCCGGGAGGGTGAAGTTGACGTTAGCACTACCGCCTTGGCAGATGAACAACGTGCCATGATCGGCGGCAACTACCGTGCGATCAGCGGTAACGTATTCAACACGCTGCCAAGGTCCGATAGCGTTAGCCTTCGGAGAAGCATCGTCGAAAGTGAAGTTAGGCGACATTTGGGCACGAACCCAATATTCGTACGCATCACCTGCGATGCCACGGCTAGCGTTACCGCCGATGAGCAAACTCGCAGCTTTTACGCATCCCTTCGTAAGAACCGGCAAGTACCGATCTTCGTTGGTCGCCATAAGCTGAGCGTTCATATCGATGGGTAGTACGCCTACGATATTTTGCGAACCGTCCGTAGCCGTAGGAGAAGCTTGGACAAGCTTACCGCTGGAAGTAATCTTGCCGAGCAAGAGACCTGCACGGAGCAGCGTCGTAGGGGTGTTGCCGCTATCGCGGGCAGCACCGCTAAGGAGACCCGGAGTAAAGAGAGCCATTTCGGCACGACCGAAAAGAATCTCAATAGTGTCCTGATTGTATTGGGTAGAGATACCCGGTACTGCCAATTCATTCGCCATACTAGTTAGCATTGTTTAACTCTCTTATTTTCTTATCTGTTGGTTATGGTTTTTTCTGGAAGAGAAAGGACTACTGAACGATTTGCTGAGGTTGCGGAGCACCACGGTAGCCGACGTTCTTAAAGATTTGGTCGCGTACCGAATCCGCTTGTTCATCGTTAACGATGTTTACTTCGTCCGAGTCTTCACCGAGAGCGAGAGCTACCGCACCGATGTTCAGCTTGGCCTTATCGCCGTTGATCTTCTTACCGTTAGCGGCAAGGAAAGCGGGGGTACGTTCCAGAGCATCCAAGAGCGGATCGAGCGACGTAGGGCCGAGGTTGCCTTCATCGTCAAGCGTGAGGGACAAAGCACAACCTTCGAGAAGAGGGTTAAGCGTATCCTTGACGTAAGGAGCGGAGATTACACCCCGTTCCAGCAACGTCGTGATACGAGCGGTAATCTTGTCCCGCTGTTGCTTAGCGAGGTTCTTACCGTGCGGGGTGTTGATATCGACACTGTGAGACATAGCGAGTCCTCCGGGAATGATGGTTAAACCGTTACCGTCTTGTAGTTGCTTGCCGTTGACATTCTTCGTAGCTACGAGAGCGGTAATAGCAGTTAACAGACGATCTAAGAAATTTGCTTCGTTCGTGTCTTGGGGAAGGGTGATGCCCATTTGCGGAAGTACCGCCGTGATATCTCCGAGAGCCATAGCCGTACCGTCTTCCTTAACGAGAGCTACGGTAGGTTTCACTTCGGGTACGGGAGTCTCTTCGATAGCCATGCTCATAGAGAGAGCTAACGCACCTTCGTTAGATTCGATAGGCTTGAAGTTTTCTTGTCCCGCTTGGACGGGATTGGTAACTACGGCTACGTGGAGAATGCTATCCTTCCACTCCTCACCGTTACCGTCTACGAACGTGGGGAGCGAGAGAAGGGAGCATTCCTTGAAGCTCTTACCCATACGTTCCTGATATTCGGGAACTTCTACGTCGATAATGCCGTGAAGCTTTCCATCGGCATCACGAAACATATGTTCCCAATAACCGGCGTTGTTCTTCGTACGATTCTCTTCCTTACGTTGCTCTAGTTCTAATGCCGTACGTTCTTCGGGAGTTAACGGTAGAGCGGAAAGATCGTGATAGAAGGGAGCGGGTACTAGTAGACCCTTCTCACGCATCTTGAGGAACTTCGATTCCCAACTAGCGATATGGTCCTTCGTGATTTGCTTTTCTTCTCGGACCATCTTTACCGTACCGTCCGCTTGCTTGCGAGGTACGTTAACTACGTACTTACCGGGACGGGCGATTTCTTTTGTAAACTTCACGATTAGATACCTGAAAGAATAGTTAACGGATTGGTTACTTGCCTGCCGGTCGTTTATCCAAACCCTTTTCTTTCAAAATTTCGGCCAAGCATTCCAAAGAGAGGCAATCGCACATACAAGCTCCCGTAGGTGCTGCGTGAATTGGAGCAATAGAACCGTTGCAATAATCATTACCGGCTACTGCGTTGTAGAGAATGCCGAGAGCAACAACATTTCCGTTGCAATCAAGTTGAACGATCTTGTCGCCGTTCTTCGCTTCTTTACCGTTACGATAGTGCATTAGTTAACTCCTAATGTAAAAGATGAAACTTGCTTGCTGAGTCGGAAATTAGTAAACCTGTAACTGTGCGTCAATTACATTAGTCGTGCAATTGCAACACTGTTACGGATATTAGGCGGCATAAAGAACCGCTATTTCCTTCCAGAGAAGAAGGAATCGTACGTAGAGAGAAAGCCTAGTTATGTAGGCTAATGAGTGAGTAAAGAAGATTTGTTAGCTAGTTAAGCGTTAGTAGGATTCGATACCGAAGAATATTTTTCTGGAAGGAAACAAATGGGAACGGTTATCTATACGGGTGGAGCGGCAAATGTAGCCGATGTTATTAATATCACACCGGGAGGAACGATTGAGGTAGGCGATATTTTTAAGGTGACTATCGGCATCTCTACGGTACAAATTGCAGCTAGTGCTACGACGATTGCAAGCGTCTGTACCGATCTTCAAGCTGCGTTATCTAGCGGTGATGCTCCCTTAGAGTTTCAAGATTTGACTTGGGAGCTTAATAGTACGGTTACGCCTACGTACATCATCGGTACGGGACCGAGTGATGGTAGACCTATCTACGCAAGCTTGAGCGTAGCTACTACGGAAGCAGGTGGAGGGGCGGCAGACGCACAGACGATTGCTAAGAGTAATCCTACTCCCGGTACGGGATCGTTGGATTGGAACAACGTAGACAATTGGGATACCGGAGCAGTACCCGCTACGAACGATAAGGTATGGCTAGGGGTATACGGAATCGTTCCGCAATACAACTTGAGCCATGCGGCAGTTACCAATATTGAGCTTCACGTTGTTAGCACTTCTCAAGCTGGTTTATTAGTCGGACTACCTAAGCAGAATGCTAATGGATTTGTGGAGTACCTTGGAACGGAGTTGTTGTTAGGTGCTTTTTCCGTACAGTACGGAGAAGGGTTAGGAGCAAGCGTACCTTCCTTACGGTTGAATACGGGTACGCAAGCTTGTGATGTTTACGTTTACAAGAGCGGTAGCCGTGACGGTGACGGACAAGCACCGTTTTTGTGGTTATGTAACAGCACTTCCTCTAACGTAAAGGAATGCTATGCCGCTTTAGATATCGCTAAGGAACCGGGACAAACATCGTCGTTAGGTACGATTGCTCAAGGAGCGGGATCGGATATTGAGTTGGGAGAGGGCGTAGTGTTAGCTACCTCGATTACCGTTAACGGCGGATCGTTAGTGAGCTACGCTATCGATGATCCTACGTTGATTGATATGAAGGTGGGCACGACGGTTACGCTTTTCGGACGTAGCGGAGATGTAACGACGATCAAGCAGCAAGCCGGTAGTACGTTGAATTGGAGACGAGCAACCGGAACCGTTACGAACTATACGAGCGTGGGAGGTACGGTAGACTTCACTAACGTCAACTCTACGTCTGCGGTAGCGTTCACTAACGTAGACTTGTATGCGGGGGCTTCGTGGAACGATCCTAACGGATACGTGACGACCACTAACGGTATCAATTTGAATCTCTGTGGGATTGGAGACGTTAGCGTAATCGTAGGTAAGAATCAGAAGATTGAAATGACCGCTCTCTAAGTACCTTTAGGTACGAAGTTACCTGTAGTAGTTAGCGTTACTACATGCGTCAACGACAATACCCTAGCGAGCCGTTGGGTCGTACCTAAAGGTACTTCCTATGAAGCTTACTAGGGTATCGTTGTTTACCGAGCGTACTTTTCTGGAAGAGAACTAAACCGTAACCGTCTCAAGACTCTTCCGCCCCATCTAGTTAACTCCTTCTTGAGATAGCCATTCTACGAAGTTGAGACACTTATAAAAGCGGTAAGTTTTGAGAGCCGATTCAATCTGTTCTTTAGACGTAACGAAAGTTTCAAGATCGGTTCCACCTATTAATCCCGTCCAATGAATGATAGCGATAGGTTGCATTACTCGTCTTCTTCTTCGTTGAGGGTGTTGCAGTCTTCGTTAGCAGGGTAAGCGTCACACTCTTCGCAGTAGTTGCCGAAACCGTCTCCGTAGAAGATACCATCTTCGGTGTTCTCCACGGTAGCCACCTCCATGAAGTTGACACGCGGTTCTCTTTGTGTGGGGAAGTCCCGTTGTACGCACTTGATGGAGTCACCTTTCTTAAAGCGAGTCTTCATGTTCGTTAGCTCCTAAACAGTGTTAGTTCCCATAACTACGATCATCCTATAGGAAGGAATCGGCAGATACAAGAGCTAACATTACGGAATCTAAGATTTTCTTGAAGATAGTTAAAACTACTTCTTTTCAGGAATTTGGACGGGTATTAGCTCCTTCCGAATCCGTTGTAAGCCCCGGTTTCGTACACGGGGGTCATATCGGAGATTACCGATTGATCGTAGTGACTGAACTCCGTAGAGACGCAGATAGCGGCGTAGCTCGATACGTCGATTTGATCTGCCGCCTGTCCGGGATGTCCCGTCCACGTATAAAGCTCGTTCTCGTACTTGCTGAGCCACGTACCGGCTTGAGGGTCTGAATGGTAAGGGAGATAGACTAAGCCCCTCTCCGAACGATTCTGGAAGTCTGAGGAGCGTACTAGCTTGTCCGATGCTCCAGGGTCTAGCGGTCGGGTAGGTAGCCCCATTCGTTCGCAGACTTGATAGACTCCCTTGTTAAGTCCGTTCCACTCGATACCAATGAACTCAGGCCGAATATTCCGAGGATCGTGGAGAAGTTCCTTGTAGGTATCGTGAATCTCTTTGCAGACTTCCGGTATCTCCTTCTGGAATCGCTTTACGTTCCAGAGTCCAAGGATGCCGTTACCAACTACGAACCATGTAGCGATAACCGTCCAGCTAGGTTCCTTGTTACGAAAGATTTGGCTATCTCCCGGACCTTCTCTGGAAGAAGCAGCCGGGTCTACCGTCATAAAGAAACGAAGGGAGCTAACTTCGTAAGGCTTCGTACGAAACTCGCTATCGAGCGTTAGGTACGGACCACGTGTAACGTAGCGACGATTCTTAAACCATTCCGCTTTGATACGTCCGTTGACGCTTGCGTTCCAATCTCCAAGCAAGAGTTGATTGCGAGTGTTGGGATCAAGGAACATTAGGGATTTGATGTAGCTCTTGATATCGAGATGCTTGTTGTCCCAACAGAAGCTAGGAACCATCGGACGAGTAGGATTGAATCCTCGAAAGAGTTTAGCTTTCTCATCGTACTGTAGCTTGAAACGATTCTTCACCCAATTATGTCCGATACCTCCGGGGTTAGCCGTTGATCGTACACGTAACGGAATGTCGTCGTTCTCTACGCTCTTACGCAGACGAGAGAACATATACAAGTACCATTCGCAGACTCCTTCCCCATCATCGTCTACGCAAGTCTCCGGGTATTGCGTTAGTTCATCCCATCCGATGAATTGAAAGTTTGATCCTTGATACTGATTAACTACGTCTTGCAGAGAATCAGCGTAGCCGAATGTTAGTCCCGCTCCTGATGGAAAACGGTAGGTGTTCGTACGTGACTCCCACGGTACGAGTCCCTTTAACCATTGATGCCCGATATCCATAACGCTTCCTGCTTGAGCGGAAGCCGTTAACGAGCGGCGTAGTACGAGAGCGTTATAGCCGGGACGATCTACGAATTGCATCGCTGCCATGAGTAGATAGAACGATTTTCCTCCGCCCACCGAACCACCATACATAACCTCTTCGTAATCGTTGAGGAGTAACGCTGCGAGTTGCTTAGGCGTAGGTACTTCGGGAATGTATTCGCTCCAAGGTATCGAAAGGTTGCCGATACCTAGTTCACCGATTTTTCCTTTCCAGTAAGGTATCGTCGTCTCTTCACGATTCTTACGTTTAGCTTCTATCTGTTCGTAGATAGCTTGTAAACGTTCTTCTTGACGATCTACGTGAGGATTTTCAGCAATCATCTAGTTAACTTTCTCACTGATTAAACGAAAGAAGATCGGTAACGACGGATTAGCTCCCATTTCGTCAACAATCCAAAAGTTACCTTGCTCATCACGATAGCCTAGATGAATTCCCGTACTACCTGGTTCAATCAATTCTAGCTGTACGGACGAATTCCAGGGAGCATACATAACTTCTTTCCAATTGAGTTTCTGAAACTCTTGCCAAAGTTTGAATAGTTCTACTATTAACGGTGCTTCATATTCTGTAGCTGTATTACTCATTTACCGTGCTTTCCCTGGAAGAGATTTATCGAATTGCGTACCGCGATAGTAGTCAAACCAAAACCAACGGCTACGAGACTCACTATCGTTTTCCAACCATTTGTAATGTTCTACAAGAGCTAACGTAGATCGTTTAGACGTACGGAGTTTTCTATGTCTTGTGAAAACAGCTATACGAGTACCCATTAACTACTCTTCCGTGCTATGGGTTCACCGTCTAATAAGCGTTGTAATGTCGATCCTCCCTCATCACAGACCCATTGCAATGCCGTACTCATCCCTACAAGTACGTTGTATTGTTGTTGAGTATGATTACCTGCGGTCAATTTATTGATTGCTTGTGTAATAGCATAACGTGCTGTTTTAATCTCTTCGTAGGTCTTCATGTTGGTAAATCTCCCTCTTCGCTTGCGTGACGTTGTTGATGTTCTTCTCTCGTACGGAGTTGGAGATTTGAGTAGTGCCAATTCTCCGGGTTCTTATCAAGATGATCTATCTCGCATCCGTCCGGTATCTCTCGCAGGTTGTAGGATATCCATGCGAGACGATGCAAGGCAATCTGTAGTAAGTATCCTTTGTAGGCTATTTTCGTACAGGGATATTCTTTATTTCTACCTCCACGATGCTTAGTTGATAACGGTCTAGGTATTGTTAGCACCTTATGACCGTCTAACGTACTGAGAACTCGTAAGGTATCAAAACAAACAAGCAACGTACCCTCACGAATACGTTGCAAGATCATTTGTTGAGTTAGCTTTCCGTACTTACGCTTAGACTTCTTACGCATGATCTACTTTCCGTAATGCGTTGCTAAGTGCCGCTTGAACTCTCGCACTACCGTCTACGTCAGAAAGAATACGTTGTACCTCTTCGTAGAAATCTTCTAGCAGAGCTAATCGTTTAGGAGCTAGGCATACGTCCATTGGGCATTGATTAGTTACGTTAGGTTCTTTTTCTGGAAGAGAAGGTAGATGGTCGAACGTCTCTTCGTAGCGTGCTACGTCTTGAAAGGTTTCTTCTGTTAAGATTCCTCTAGGAACTTCCCAAGAGTAGCCGTTGTTCCCAGAAATAAAGAATCCTTCTTCCGTCTGTTTCCAAACTGTCGTAGGCTCGTTACGCACTCTCCATCGTCGTTCTTGCATGTTAGCTCCTTAAATGAGTAAAGAGCGGTTGGCATTCCCGCTCTACTACCGTGTTAGTTACTCAGTGACGATTTCCGGCTTCTGTTCCATAGCCTCCTCAAGATCACGGAAGAATTTCGTATCGGGGATCATTGCCAACTCTACCATGAGAGCTTCGGCATACTTACGAGCTAACGATACGTTTTCTTGAATATGGGCGAGGTCTTCGATACAAGTACCTTGGAAATCGCTAACGTCGTAGGACTGTAGTAGACAACCTAGATTATTCATCGCACAAGTAGAGCGGAAGTTAATAAGTCCCTGTAGCTCTTGCCGTGCTTGATGCTCTTGCTGTTGCTTTTGGTGTTGCTCCACAGCTATGCGTTGAGCTTCGTTAGGAGGAAGAGCTAACCGTACACCGTCGTTACCTACGTTCATGCCGATACCCGCTTTTTCTAAACCTTGTTTGTTGAAACCTTTGTTCTTCATACCTCTACCTTCTCCTCTTTCTCGTAGCTAAAGCTACTCGTCTTGCATGTAAAAGTTAACTCTAGTCCTAATGCTTCCGCTACGCACGTTACTGAGAACATTTCAAACGTATCAAGACTGTCGGCGGTTAACATGCGTTGAATTGTTTTCTTCCCAAGTCCTGTTAGCTTTGTGAGTCTGTATTGAGATAGTCCTAGTTCTTGGAATCGTTGTTTGATGATAGTTAATAGTTTATCGTGCATCATTACTTGATTCCTTTCTCTAGTTCTTTAACCAAGTCCTCGGCCCGCTCGGCACGTTGACGCCAATGCTTACAAGACTCGGAGTATTCTCGGCACTCGCTATCCAGTTTCGCAACTACGGCGTCGAGGTCGGCGGTATTACCGTCACTCATTGTTTAACTCCTTTTATGTAGTTCTCCGCTCTCTTGATTAACCCCGCTACCATGTCGGAATGGAATACTCCGCTAGGTTCTTGAGATGTTATTAGCTCTCGTTTACCTAACGGTATTCGTTCGTCTGTTACCATCATCTTCCAGTAAATAAACCTATCGTCTGGAATACTGATAGGCGGATTGCATTGGACCGTACTAATTTCAATAGGCGGATGTAGCATAATCTACCTCTTGCGTTAGGTGTTGTAAAAACTTCCGGCTCGCTACCAATTCAAGATTAGCTACAAGCTACTTGCTTACGAGCATCTTCGTCACACTCTCCAATAGCTGTTAACTATTGGGCATCCTAAGTAACGACGTTCTTTCCCCTGTCGAGGTTCCGATTGTCGGGAAGGCTTGAACTACGGAAGTATTCGTATGGTTCTAGCAAAACTAATCGACTACTGCTAGAGCTAACGTCTACTTTTTCTGGAAAAGAAAGCTAGTAGCTGAGCGGAGTATTCCAGAAAGCCCGTATTTTAGCTACCAATCTGTGCAATCGTGGGAACATCGGCGGAACCCTGCCCATAATCTCATTAGCATCTATTATGCAATGAACGATATCTCCGAAGGAGTTAGAACCTTTGAAAAGGTAGCTTCCCATCGTATTGACGGCTACAAGTTTTACCGGGACAGCGTTAGTTGCCCCTACTTTGACGTACCACCACTCGCCTACCTTGGGAGCGTCTACGGGTTCTTCCTGTTTCTTCCAGAATACGAATACCGTAGCTTCAAAAGCTAATTTAACTTTCTCCTTGAGAGCGTTGCGATATTCGTTATTAGCTTCATCAGTTAACGCATCCCATTTGAAAGCATCTCCTTCTAAGCAAGTCCAAAAGTATTCCCAAGCATCTCGTAACTCTTTAGCTTCGTTCTCTTGCGTGCTGCTCATCTCGTTACTCCACCTTTCTTACTAATGAACCACCTACCGCATTGTTAACTCTCTTCTTACGTTTGTTCTCCCGTACTTTTCTATTAGGCATCTTCTTACGTACGAGCTTCCCGGCTTTTCTGAGAAGTACGAGACGTTTAGCTACGTAATTGCAGAAGCTAAAGCCTCTTTCATCTTCTTTAGTAACGTCTCTGAATTTATTAGCGTAGACCTCTTCTCTGTTCATGTAGTCAACAATCGTCTCACTGATTGACTGCAATACTCCGGGGTTACTTATGATTGTTAATACTGTAACGTCCGGTGTTGTATCGTAACAATTCTTTACGTGACTATCAAACCATTGATTAAGAGCGTTATCGTTGAATGGTCTACCGTCACAACTGTCAACATACCTAACATACTCACTATCTTGAGTTTTGTTACGTTGGGAGTGTTGGTATGCTCTGTTAACTTTACTGTTGTTACTCATTAACCAAAGTCCTTCCGCATATTGAGGTCGATATCCTCAACACTCAATTTCTTATTACTATATACGTAAGAGAGATTATGCGGAGATATCAATTCAATTACTCCTGTTACTCTGTGTAGCAGTACGCTAACTTCTCTTTCTAATCCGTCTCGTAGTTTTTGTAAGTCATTCGTTAACGCTGAATTACCGTTCTTATGGCATTCGTACTGTAGTTCCGCTTCCGCTAATTCCTTCATTTTGAGAGCTAATCTACCTAGCATTTTGTTAGCCTTTCTTTGCGTCTACGGGGATGGGCTGTTTCATGCTTTCCAACAACTTTTGAGGGATCACGATACCTAACTCTTGGAGGTTGGCGAAGGCTTCCGCTACGTCGTTAACTCCTTGTGCTTGAGTGAGGTTAATCGTGAGGTGCGGAGAGCCTTCAATTTCGATCTTTCCGCCATGTTCATGTTCTACCCGAATAGGATCGTTTCCACCCTCAATTTTGATGCTTGGAGACCATCCCTCACGACCCGGACGAGTCTTACCCGGACCATGCGTGAGATAGAACTTCGGATCGGCTGTTACCGCTTCGATGCTCTTAGCCGTGATAGCTTCTCCGATAGACTTATCTATCAACAAGAATAATTGGCAATAAGCGGTGTTTTTGTTGTCTTCATAATCCTTACGTCCCTTCGATAACCAATCCGTCCATGTAGCTTCATGCACTCCCGCCGCTCTTGCAGCGTCTTGATGGTACGCTCCCGCTCTAATCATCAAGCAAATACGTCCGAGAGTTTTCGGAGTTAATTGATTGATCTTAGGTCTACGACCACGAAGATTAGCGTTAACTTCCGGTAGCTGTAGAGCGAGAGGGCCGATGAGGTTTGCTAGTAGTTCATCTACCGTCTTAGGAGCACTTGTTTCGGTATCGTTAGCTACTGTAGCGTTAGTAGGATTCTGCGTACCTCTTTTTCTGGAAGAGAAGGGAACGGATTCCTCTCGTTCGTAGTTCTGTTTTGCCTGTCGTTTGGCAGCTTCTACACCCTTCTTGATACCGGCTTTTAGAGGCTCTTTAGGAGGCTTCTGAGCGGGTTTCTTAGGCTCTTTGGTACTAGGGTAAGGCTTACGTTTTGGAGCGTGATTTACCGTAGGTTTCGAGCTTGAGGGAAGCGGGTTGGGAGTAGGCTTCTTACCCTGTTCTTCGGTGCTAGGTTGGAAGGTTTTAAGCCTTGGTCTAGCCTTGGGTTTATCGTCTGCCATGAGGGTATCTATATAGGCCCAAATGAGTGAAAAGAAAGATTATTAACTTTGGTTTACTTACCTACTAGTGAAGAAAAAGCATCCAACTTCCCATGCCGTCAAACCTAATGCCTGCAACTTAAATTCGTCAGCGGCATTCGTCGTGTGCAGGTATGTAGTAACGTCACCAACGGATTCCAACGAGCGGCAACAAAACCACGATGCAAACATTGCACCTACCCAAATATGAGCAATATCCTTAAGATATTTGCTCCCAATTCGGACATAGACGGCACGAAGATGCGACAAATTGCAATCACAAAAGAGACGATGAACGTAAACCCCATTTGCTTATTCCTTATTCAAGACGATCTTCACAAACACAAGAATCAATCATCCACGTTAATGGAATCCACAGCGGCATCATTATCAACAACAAGAATCGGTAAGCGACAATCATTCAAAGTACCCCTTACGAATTGCATCGCTGCTTCGTTGCATTTCATGTTCAAGTACCTTGAGGCAACCGATTTGCAACAAGCATCCGATGCCGATTGTGATGGTGATTACTACTAATAATCCAAAAACAGATTTTGGTGAATCATCCATTACCGTTCTCCTTGCATATCGAGATTGGGATTAGGTTTCACGAAGATCAGAGCTAACTTGATACCGAGTAAAAGTAAATCTACCCAATGTTCACGGATGAAATTAAAGAACCCGCCATAATCCATTGTGACGAGTCCTTGATTAGCGTTAGCTATGGCATCTACCCACTGATTGAATACGTTCCCATCTTCAATTAAGCGGGTTATCTCTGCGGAATGTTCCGGGTGAGTAGCGTAAGACTCTTGGAGTTTGTGGTGTAACAAGACTCTTCGCATAGGTTCGATGCCCATAGCTTATCTCCGTAACGATTGTGATTGCGTGTTAGAAGTTAACTAGCAACCACGGCTGAAACGACTACGGATATGGGAGAATAGACCACGTACCAGGCCACCTAAAGCACGGAGAGGAGTAGCACGGTAGCTAGAACTAGAATAGCTACGGACTACGGTAGCTTGCGGAGTAGAGATGCTATCCGGGATAGGCTGTTGAACCCACTCACAGCTATTACCGTTGCACTTCTGTACCCATCGGTAACGTACCGGGGATTCTGTAACAGTAGGTACATTTTCTTCCAGAAAAGAACCGCTACCGATGTAAGACGCTACTTGGGTATCCTCCCAAGTCTCCGCTTGTGCTAACTCTTCGTTACAGCCGGGAACGGAACATAGCACAGTTAACAACAGACTACAGACAATAAAACTACGCATACGATACCTCTCTTTTCTGGATAGGAACGGAACTACTGAAACGTACCGTATGCGTGGTTACGGTTTCAAGATTACTTATGCTTCTTCTCTCGTTCGATTGCGTCTTGAACTTCTTTACGATGGATACTGATATCCTTAGGAGCTTCAAAAGCTAATCGTACCTTATCTCCTCTGATCTCTTGAACGATTACGGTTATGAGACCGTCACCGATAACAATCGCTTCTCCCTTTTGTCTCGATAGAACTAACATGCGTGAGAATCCTTTCTAAAGTTACTAAGCGGCAAGAGCCCAGGAAGGTACGAGTACGGAACGAATCGAGAAAGCCCATCCGGCAGACTTACGACCTACCGATTCCGAATCGAGTCCGAAACCGTAACCGAAGTTACCTGCCGCCATACCCCACTTACCCCAAGAGTTAACGTACAAGAAATACATCTTGCCGTCGATAAAGAGGATACCTAGATAGAGGATGCTATGACCGTTACGACCTACTACGACTGGTTCACCACGTAGCAGAGACGTAACGAGTCCTTCAAACGTACGGATAACGTTGTATTCGTCGATACGGAAGCTCTTAGCAGTCTCCTTATGCTTAGCAGGGAAACGAGTGTAGAACCCTGTAGCGGGCATACATGCGTCTGCTCCGAAACGTTTGATATTTTCCGGGGTATCGAGAGGAAGCGTACCTACTTGCTTGAGAGTTTCGAGAGCATCGCTAACCATACTTCCCGACATAGGACTACTACCAATCAGCTTGTAGAGGCTGATAGGTGCTAGGTCTACGAAGTTAGCTAGCCCTAGTTGGAAGTTCCAACGGACTTGTACGCCTTGATCGGACGCATTTGCCACACAGCTCCCTTCCTGCCCTTGCGAGTATATGCGATTGATTAGGTATTCTAATCCGCTCTTAGCTTGCTGCGTATCGTGGGAAAGAGTTTGCCAATCAGATTTAGGGATAAGTGATACGGCATCTTCGTAAGTGGTAGCGGAGTCTAGATAGGCTTGCATAGCCTGAGGACTAGGGCGTACTTCACCCATCACGTATTGAGGGAACGTACGGAAGTCGCAATCTACAAATTGCGGATTAACTACTAGAGACATTAGAGATTACCTTTTTCTAGTGTTTCAATGATCCGTAGTAAGGTACTACGAGCTATCGGAATTAAATCGCCGCCGATGATACGATTTAACATCTCCGTTTCGGTAGTTACTATTGTTCTATCTTCGTCCTTTGTCTCTTCATAACCGAGAGGTAACGAACGTTTCGGATGCGAAGGTAGGCGATTCTTTAATTGTTGAGAGAGAAGCATAACTACCTACTTAATGAGTTTAGAGATTTGGTCAGCGGTTAGATACTTCTGTGATGAAGGATCGAAGAGACTCCCTTTATACGTTACGTGCTTAGTGGCAGGGTTGATAACTACGATAGCCGGTAGCGGAATATCACCTAACACCTTGAGAGCTTGAGCGACAATCGGAGAGGGATTGTTGTTCTCGTCTTTAGCATCTTTGTCAAGAATAACTACCTTGTCTCCTTCCGCTTGTAGCTGAGCGTAGGTAGGTCCGGTACGAAGGAGACGGAGAGTATCATCGAAGTGAGGGTCTAAATTGAAAGATTCGTACACGATGTTAGCTGTTCTAGGTCCGGGAGGATCACCGGCAATCGAGTCAAGACCTAGCCAACCTTGAGTAATGAATAGGTGAGCTACGAGCGTGAGAACTAGGGGCAGTTTCCAACGTACGGGAGGGGCGGTACTATCCATAAAAGAACCTTGATATAAGTAGAGTTTGATGGTTGATTGGACCTACGGATATATAAATTACCTACCTTAACAGACTCAGGAATGGGCCTAGCTTCGCTTAAGATGCGTCAGGAACGGGGTATGGGTCAAGAGAGCCGCAAGTAGGAGGAGAAGCGTGACAGCGGCAAGAATCGGGGTTCCTAGAGGTATCCCCGGCAGTATCTCCTTTTTCTGGAAGAAAAGGGTATTTACCGGCTTGTAGGTCCATCAGGAACTCTACCACTCCAATAACAAGCCTGCGAGCTTCTTCCATCAACACTAGCCGATGCTTGAGATTGTGTACCTCATCAAGCAACGTACGTTCCGTAGCCGTTAGTTCTACTGCGGAAGTCTTAGCGTCTTGCTTCTTCGCTGCCATGCCGTAGCTCCTTGCTATTAGTCGATTCGTAGTTCGTTACAGACGACGTTAACGATTAGATTTACTTCGCGGGGATAGTAGGCGTGAGCGAAGATAAGACCCCATTCAATGGCAACTATATACTTGACTCATCAGACTTAAGCGGCTATGATTGGTTTATGGGCAGTGAATATCTCTCGTTTTTGGAGCCGAAGCCATGTCGCACCAACTAACCGTTGAACGCGATGCGTGAAGCGCTGGAGGCCGTATGAAAACCGTGAACGATCAAGTAAGGCGGTCCCGCAGTAGGTGCCCTGGCGGTCGTGGCTGCGAATGTTGCGGCCCAGGCTGTGACTGCGGCTGCCGTGATGCCTGCCCGAAGTTCCGCCGACTGGTCATTGCTGCCAGCGAGGCAACCGAAGCGAGAATCCTCGGAATCGACAAAAAAGACGTTGGAAAGGGCGAGTATTAGTCCATGAACGACGACACCCCGAAAACCCTGCTCGAAGCCGTGACCTACTTCGCCGATCCGGCCGTGACGTTCAAGGCGATGCTCGCGGCCAAGTGGCCTGACGGCAAACTGGCCTGCCCTAAGTGCGGCTGCGAATCGGTCGGCGTCATCACCAGCCGGTCGATGCTGCAATGCAAGGCGAAGGACTGCCGCAAACAGTTCTCGTGTAAGGTCGGCACGATCTTTGAGGATAGCCCGCTCGGCCTGAATAAGTGGTTCGTCGCGGTGTGGTGCATCGCCAACGCGAAGAACGGCATTTCGTCCTGCGAGTTGGGCCGGTCGCTCGGCGTCACTCAAAAGACGGCGTGGTTCATGCTGCACAGAATCCGGCTGGCGATGCAAACCAAGTCGTTCCGCAAACTCAGCGGCGAGGTGGAGTCCGATGAGACGTTTATCGGCGGGAAGGCCCGCAACATGCACAAGCACAAGCGGGCCGACAAGATCAAGGGGCGCGGCACGGTGGGCAAGGCAATCGTCCAGGGGCTCTTGGAACGCGGCGGAGAGGTCCGCATGGAGAAGATCGGCGGACGGTTCCGCCGCATCCTGTCGGACGTAGTGGGCAAGCGGCTGACCTTCCGACAACTGACCGCCCAAGGCGACGCCGGTTTTATGGGGATCAAATGAACACGAAGCGCGAACGGATTGGCGACTTTCGAGACCTGCTAGGCAAACTAGCGCAAGTACCAAAAGCGGAACTAGACCGCGAAATCGAGAAGGATGCCGCGAAGAAGCAAAAGAAAAAGGCACGGAAGCGTAAGAAGTAATCATGTGTCACCTTGATGAGTCAAGTAAGTAGTTACCCATTCAATACATGCCATGATGAAGAGAGTCGTAATAATAACTCCACGATAATCAGGTAGTAATCGTCGGTACTGCATTGTTAGCCTCCTTCTTAGGCACGGTAGCTAATAGATCGTTGATGAGCGTGTTAGCGGTAGCGAGAGCCTTATCGTTACCCGTCTCTACGGCATAGCTCCGAATCTCATCTACCCATCCGAAGAGCATCACGCGATACTCTGCTTCGGTAGGTGGTTCGTCGTGGGATTGATTAGTAGGCATGAGAGGAGGAAGGTTATCGACAACATTGACTACCTGCCTGTTCTTCCATGCTTGAAACCAATTGTAGAGTAGCGGAATGTTGCAAACGATTGTGATACAGATGCCTATAGCAGCAAGCATCAGTAAAGAGTGACCATTGAAAGACTTGGAAGCGTCGAATGAAACAGTAGCTTGGGAAAATAACATGCGTGTACCTTCCGAGAATGGGAAGTTAGTTGTTGGGATTGGCGGAACCGACATTCGGAGACGGACTTCCGATATTAGATGCTTGTAGCGGAGGAGTCGTGAAGAGAGCATTCACGATAACGTCGTAGAGTCCGTCTACGGCGTAGTGAAGACCTTTACCAATCATCGGATCAAGGAAAGTGTTTTCCACGACGGAAGGAACGTACGGAATATCAAGAGGAGCAAGTACCTTAGCGTAGAACTCGTCTACGAGCATCAATACTAAGTCTTTACGGTCGGAAGGAGTAGCGGCGTACTTGTTGACGATCAAGTATGCTTGTTGAATCGCACTACCGATGAAGCTAACAGCTTCTGAGAGAGTGATACGATTGTCTTGTTGGATTACCGCTACTTGAGCTTGGAGTTGATTGAGAAGCGTAGCGAAGTCCGTATAAACTTTGTTGAACAAGTCCGAATTCATCAGCTTATCGGCATCAACGTGAGCGGTACGATCTTGGAACCACCCAATCACCTTACGATTGAGAAGTTGTAGAGCTACGGCATCCTTCATGGTTTCCAAACGTCGTTGGAGAGAGTTGGCTAACGGCATCTGAGATTTCCTTTTCTGGAAGAGAAACGTACGGGTGTTTGCGAACGGCATATTACCTAGCACTTGTCGGACTTCCTGCGGTAGCGAGTGAGACGGCGTTACGAGCGTCTTTAGCTTTCGTTTTGAAGCGGTTCTCGTCTACTTTAGCTTCCCTCCATAGGTCTAAGAAATTGTCGGATACTCGATAACCGTAGGACGGTCTACCACGTTCTTTAACGATCTTTTCGCGGGTAGCTATCTCAAGCTCAATCATGTTCTCTAAACGACGATGGACGTTAGTGTGAGACATTCCGCAACGAAAGGCAACGTCAGAAGTTTCGAGAGGCTTTTTAGCGGCAATCAAGCAAGCTACTACGCGAAGGTTGTATTCAATGCAGCTATCGAAAGCAATTTTTTCTACGAGCCGGTAACATCGTTCATCTACGATATCTTTCGAGAAGACGTACGCTAAGCCTTGCGATAATTTCATTAACTGTTTGGCGGGACGAGTACCTACTTCCGATTCGGGAGCATATGACAATTCCCCGCCGTGATGCCGATGAACATCCGCCCGAAGATCGGCAAGGATTTGAGCCAAGCTGATAAGACGGTTGTTGATTTCAGCGGGGATACGGGGAAGATTCTTCGTGTTGATTTGTACGTCCAAGAATTCGTAACTTATTTGTTTGATTCGAGCTTCTTTAGCTACGAATTTAGCTACGTCCGTTCCACGATTGAGAGCGGCACGGATATGCGCCTTCTTATCGTGCTTTCGTTTGTTGAGCATGTTCACCTTGAGGAAGCGTTCTCCTAACGATGCTCGGTTGTGTCCGTGAATCGCGGTAGTCACGGCGGCAATCATCGTGAAGTGGCAGTTAGGATAGATGCGATGAACACCATGCCCGAAAGCTACCTCTACTCGTCCATCGTAAGCACCACGAAGCATACCGTATAACTCTTCTTGAGCCATGTTAGGCATACTCATAACTTCAGTATAATCCTTAACGGCTAACGTCTTACCGATGAGATTAGGTAGCAAGCTCGGATCGTCGTCAGGATCGTTAGAAGGTTTGTAACCGCTAACGAGAGCATGAGGACGAAGGTTAGAGAGGAAGTAACAACTGGGAGCATCAGAAAGTGTTAGCGTTAATAATGTTTTTCCACTACCCGGGGGGGCTACGACGAAAAGCCATACCGGACAATCAGTAAGGATTTGATTGGAGAGAGCTACGGCATAGATGATTGCTAACGTCGATTCCATTTCGGTATCGAGATAAACCCCACTTGACCGAAACTCTTTTACGACTTGAGCAAAGCTAGGACGAGACTTGAAAATTTTCGGACGTTCAATGATGGGAGTCTCGTTAGCTGTTCCGTTGCCTACCTTTTCTCTGGAAGGAACGAGCATCGTCAACAAATCGCTAACTGCCTTCTTCGGTTCCTTGAGACGTTCGGCTACGAAGTCGTTAACGTCGTAACCATCTGAGGAACCTTCCGGCCAATTGATACGACGAAGAGATTTAGCTACGGGAGCTAGCAACTTCTCCGCTCGTTCGATACCTTTCTTTCCCGGTTCGTCGGCATCGTAGAGCAAGATGATATGACGACCTTTTAGCTTCTCTACCCATTCATTTTTGAAGGTAGAAGCTCCCGGTACGGAGTAGACGAGGTACTTACCGGCTAAGTCGGATTTCGAGATAGCCCAACGTAAAGCGATAGCATCCCAATAGCCTTCGCAGATAACGTGAATTATCTCCATATCGGAGCAAGACTTTAACTGCTCGATACCGGAAAGTTGCGTTACAAGTCCTCCGGTAGGTAGCATCTTGCTCCCCGGACCTTCCCAAGCGAAAAGGTTACAGATTTTACCCTCTTCGTTGTAGACGGGGATG